CTAGACCTGCTGAGAAGATGTTGATTCTTTTAGCCAAGAACGTGATTAAGAAGATGTACTACAAAGACCCTGATGATAGATTAGATTGCTTACAAAGTGCTTACTTAGATGTGTTCTCAAACTGGTATCATTTTGACGAGAATAAATCTGACAACGCCTTCAGTTATATGACGGAGATTATCAAGAGAGGTTTAGCCAAAGGATGGAATAAACAACATAAACCTAAAGGTGATGTTGATGCTGTTGTCATCAGTCTTACAGGATATGCAAGTGATGGTGAACAATTTGAACGATTTTAATATGAAGTACAAAATATACAAACTTATACATAAAGGTGATGTTGTCTATATTGGTAGAACTAAATCAACGCTTACTAAAAGAAAAGGCTGGGGATATAAAAACTCACCTATCAGTTCAATCGCTAAAGAGTGCTCGATACACCTTATTGAAGAGACCGATGACGCAGTAAGAGAGACATATTGGATTGAGTACTATGGTCTTGACAACCTTATGAACGCCAAAAAAGGTGATGTTGGTCTGACTACAAAAGAGTATCAAGATACCTACAGAGAGGTAAATAAGGATAAACTTATAGAGTTTAGAAAAAATAAGTATAGTCTAAACAGAGAGAAGTACATATCTGATTATTATAGTAGAAAAAAGCCATCCGAGAGTAGAACCTGTGAGTGTGGTTCAGTTTTTATTGCGACAAGAACTGACAAGATATACTGCTCAAGAAAGTGTAAGGATAGATGTAAGTCAAGAGAGAAGTATAAAAAAATAATAAACTATGAAAAAACAAAAACTAATGTTAGGTGATAACATGGAATCACTTAAAAAACTACCAGACAATAGTATAGATTCAATCGTAACAGATCCACCTTATGGTTTGTCTTTTATGGGTAAGAAGTGGGATTATGATGTACCTTCTGTTGAGTTCTGGAAAGAAGTTTATAGAGTTCTTAAACCAGGTGGTCATATCTTATCATTTGGTGGAACAAGAACATATCACAGAATGGTTGTAAATATAGAAGATGCTGGTTTTGAGATTAGAGACCAAGTGATGTGGTTGTATGGTTCAGGATTTCCGAAGTCCCATAACATCGGTAAGGCTGTTGATAAAATTGAAGGTAATGAAAGAACTGGTGGTGAGGTTAAAACAAGAGTTATAGATGGTAACTCATATGGTTCAACTGATATGAGATGGGATGTTGAACCGTCAAAAGGTCAATCTAAATACGAAGGTTGGGGAACGGCTTTAAAACCAGCAAATGAACCTATCTGTGTTGCTCGTAAGCCTTTAAGTGAGAAGACAATTGCTGAGAATATAATTAAGTGGGGAACTGGTGGTATAAATATAGATGGTTGTAGGATTGGAACAACAGATACTTATAATTATAAAAACGGACCGCAAGGTAATAGTTTTAGTGTTGGTGAAAAACCTGATGGTAAAAGAACAGAACCAGTTGAAATGAATTCAGAAGGTAGATTCCCAGCCAACATCATATTAGATGAGATTGCTGCTGAATTGTTAGATTTACAAAGTGGTATATCAAAATCAACACCTACACCAAACCATATAAGAAAAGGTAATGTAGTTGCTGATGAAAGAACATCAAAAGGTGCTGGTATGTTTGGTGATGGAAATATGTTATATGGTTCAAATCATAATGATAAAGGTGGTGCCTCACGATTCTTTTATGTTGCGAAAGTAAGTAAGAAAGAAAGAAACTTAGGTTTAGATTCATTTGAAGATAAAGAGGTAGAACATAATAGAAGTATGAGATGTGATAATTGTGGTTTGTGGATTTTATCAAATAATTCTCCATCTTGTAAGTGTGAGGTTAAAAAAGAAAAAGGTTTAATTAGTAAGAACACTCACCCAACACTTAAACCAATCAACCTTATGACTTACTTATGTCGTTTAGTAACACCAGAAGGTGGAATTGTTTTAGACCCGTTTATGGGTTCAGGTTCAACAGGTATCGCAGCAAGACTTGAAGGTTTTAGATTCTTAGGTATGGAGATGGATAAAGACTACTTTAAGATTGCTGAAGCAAGGATAGAAGCATACGAACAATATAGAGACTTACTAAAATGAGACTACAAATAAAAGGTAACAGACTTCTTAATGAGATGCTAAGCACAGACAAGAGATTCATCTTGAATGTAGGTGGTTCTCGTTCTGGTAAGACCTACTCAATCCTTCAGTATCTTTTAGTATATTGTCTCAAGAACAAAGATAAGACCGTTACAATAGCTCGTAAGACATTTCCTTCTTTAAGATTAGGTGCGATGAGAGAGTTCTTACAGATGCTTAAAGACTATGAGATATACAAAGAAGAAGACCATAATAAAACAAACAACTTCTATACCTTAAATGAGAACACGATTCAGTTCATCAGTATCGACCAGTCAATCAAACTAAGAGGTCTTAAACACGATGTCATTTTTGTAGATGAGGTAAATGAGATTAGTAAAGAAGAAGCTGACCAGTTGTTTATGAGAACTACAGAAAGAATCATAATGGCTCAGAATCCTTCGGATGCTCTTCACTGGTCTTTAAGACTTCAAAGTAGTTCAGAGTGTTTATATCTTCATTCAACATTTAAGGATAATCCTTTCTTAGAACAATCTATTATCAACCAGATTCTTAGTTATAAAGATACTGATGAAGACCAGTGGTTGGTTTACGGATGTGGTCTACCATCAAAGAACAATGAGTTGGTTTATACACAATATGAGTTCTGGTCTTCTGACGATGACTTGTACGAGATAGATGAAGAAGGTAAAAGACACGCTAAGTTTGAAGATGTTGTGATTGGTTGTGACTGGGGTTACCAGCACCCTTCAGCTATAGTAAAAGTTTGGATAGATTCAAACTATAAAAGAGTTTGGGTAAAAGAACTTGTCCACGAGAGTTATTTAACAACAGATGACCTTATTGTAAAGATGAAGCAATCAGAGATACCTGATGGTATAAAACTCTTTGGTGATTCTGCTGAACCTAAAACGATTGAGTCAGTGAGAAGAGCAGGCTTTGATATAGTAAGTGCGATGAAAGAAGTAAGAGAAGGTATAGATTGTGTAAGGTCGTATAAGATGTTTATTCACTCATCATCTGTAAAACTACAAGATGAGTTGAGACGATATAAGTGGAAGATTCAAAACGAAATAAAAACTGACCAGCCTATCAAGTTGTTTGATGATGGTCTGTGTGCTTTGAGGTATGCCTTATACACTTGGACTTACAAGACTAAAAGAACAAATGACTATGATTTTGACATAGAGTTCTTGGATTATTAAAATAAAATGAGTATCTTTACTATATGAAAAAAGGACACATATACAAAATAACATCACCTACTGGTAGAATCTATATTGGTAAAACAACCAACATCAAAAATAGATTTGCTCAGTATAGAGGTATGAGATGTAAATCTCAACCAGCTTTATATGGTTCATTTAAAACACACGGTGTAGACTTACACACATTCGAAGTCATTGGTGAGTATGATGAATCAGTTCTATCAGATATGGAAGTTTTGTTCATCTCTAAGTTCGATTCAATGAAGAATGGTTTGAATTGTACAAAAGGTGGTGATGGCGCTTTTATGACTGGTGATGACAACGTATCAAAAAGACCTGAAGTAAGAGCCAAGATGGTAAAAGCTAAAAGAGATTTTTACGACAATGGTGGTGTTCACCCTATGACAGGAATCCTTAGAAGTGATGAGACAAAAGCAAAGATTAAAGCTAAAAGAGCTCAACAAGAAAACTTTGGTGGCGCAATCAGTCACCAAATGATTCTTGACACTGAGACTGGTTTGTTTTACAAGTCAATCAAAGAAGCTTCATATTCAACAAACTACGAGTACAAAGCCTTTCATTGGCGTCTTACAAAATCAAAACAAACAAGATACCAAAGAGTATAATCTTTATGAGAAGAGAAGCAGTTTACATGAGCGAGTCTTACTTTTTAGAGAAGATTTACCTACCTACTAAAAAGATGAAGTGTCAAAAACAATTTGTTTACAGAGAAGTCAGATACACTGGTAAAGACTTTGAAGTAAAAGAATATAATGAACTACCTGACTGGTATGTCAGAGAGCTAAAACTACAAATAATTTTAAATGAGAAAAGTAACAAGTTGGGATGAAGTAACGATTGGTCAGTATCAAGAGATAATGGCTATACAAACAACAAACAAAATAAGTAGATTCATTGAATCTATATCAATCATAATGGATTGTGATCCTC